CTTTTTCGGGATTGTGCCCGTTTCGCTTGGGCTTAATGCGCGGCTTATTTCTGGAACTTGCCAGCCTTCTGCTTCACATATGCGAGTTAGTTTTTCGCGCCCGTATTTTGTGACTATTGCTTGATTGATCTTTTCAATTGCTTCGTTGCGTTGCATTTTCTGCCCTCTGGTTGGTTTTTTATAGACTATCACTATAAAATATAAATGCAAGTGATTTATTAAAACGCTTGCAATTAGTTTTAGTATGATCCATCATGTGCAGACCGCAATATCGCGGATAACTATTTTGGGGTGAAATTATGTTGTTAATCGTAAATACAAAAGGCGCAAACCATATCGCAATCAATGTGCCGCTTGAGGGTGCAGACAAAAGCCTGCCAGCAATTGCGGCAATGTTTGAGCAAAACGCTGTTTTTATTAACAAGCAATGGCGCGAGTGCAGCGTTGTTAAGCCGGAAATTAGCATTACTTTGGGCAATCAGTTTATTGTGGAAAACACCGATGAGAATATTTCTGTTGGCGTTAACAATGCGGTAATAACTGAAGATTTTGCCATCTGCTCGCCAGAGGTGCGCATTAGCAATAAAAGGGCAATTGAGCAGCGCGATAGCAGAATCAAAGCTCTTGAGGCTGAATTGGCTCACGTTAAATCGCAACTTGAAGCGGCAAAGGCATCGCTGGCTGATTCTGAAGAGTGATTATTTTGGCAAGGATGCCTTATGTGCAGACCAACAACAGAGGGGTGATTAAGATGGAAAATGAAAAAGAGTGGGTTCATAAAGACGAATGGCGCAAGCGCGGCGATGGTTTTATGGTTGTTGTCAGTCGTCACAATAGAACCGCAGATAAATGGGAGGGGAAAAACCTCTGGGCTGTTTATGCCTACGTTTATCCTAAGCACGGGATGTTTGAAAATTTTATCGCTGACGGCTCAATGTCAGATCAGCCTTATGTGCCCGGTCATTCATACGTAAGCTTTTACATGTGCCATACTGACCGGCTTGGTGAAATAACCGCTCACCAAATTGGGTTTGATTACAATCACCACGGCGACACGCACTACACGCATATGGACACAAAAGAAGATGCGCATTCTGTTTTTAATGATGCGCAAGAACTTTATGATTTTTTGGTCGCAATCGCAGCAGCCAAGGGGGAAGTATGAGCAATGATCTAGTTCAGGAAGGTCTTAAAAAGTTGCGTGCGCCATTCGCCGCGCACCAAGTAGGAAAGCTGCCAAAGCCAACCAAAGCCCAAACCGATGAGGTTAAAGCCGATTTTAAAAAAGGCGTTCGCTGCAATATCTGTAACGGCTGGCACCATCCAAACGTTGTGCATCTTGATTATGTTGGGCACGCCGCGATAACCGACCGATTGCTTGAGGTTGACCCGTCATGGACATGGGAGCCTTTGGCGTTCAATGCCGAAGGATTGCCAGCTACTGACAAGTTAGGCGGACTTTGGATAAAGCTCACCATACTTGGTGTCACCCGCCTTGGTTATGGCGATGCAACCGGAAAGACTGGGGGCGATGCAGTTAAGGAGTTGATCGGTGATGCGCTCAGAAACGCCGCCATGCGATTTGGATGCGCCCTTGACCTTTGGCACAAAGGCGATCTGCATTTGCCTAGCGATAGCCAAGATGAGCCAATATCAGCCGCCAAACCATCAGAGCCAGAAAAAATGCCAATAACTAACGCTCGGTTAAATGCTGGCATGAATAAAATCATTGCTGGCGAGTACACGATTCAGCAGCTCGAATCGACATTTTTACTAACTGAAATCCAGCGCGCATACGTTGACAAGTGGGTTGTCGGTGCTGAATGGGTTGATTTACCAGTGGAGGCCGCGCAATGATCCGGTGCAGCTCAATAGGCAAGATAATGACTAACGCCCGCGAGAAGGGCGCGGAATGGTCACAAACAGCAACCAGCGCCATGCTTGAAATGGCGCGGGAGGAATTATTTGGAGTTCGTAAGTCGCTTGACGATATGCGCGCAATCCAAAAGGGGCGCGCTTGCGAAGATTTAGGCGTTGAGCTTTACAACAATGTGTTTTTATACAACCTGAAAAAGCTTCCAAGCGATGCACGGCGCGACAATGGGGTTATTACCGGCGAACCTGATTTGATTGCTACCAGCTCGCGAAAGGGCGTTGACATTAAAATCGCATGGTCATTGCTTACATTCCCACTAAATGAGGATCAAGCTGGCAAGAAAGATTATGAATGGCAGGCAAGGGGCTATATGAGCCTGTTCGACCTGCCAGAGTGGGAAATTGCCTACTGTGCTATCGATACGCCTGAAGAACTGCTAAAGCCATGGGATGATCTAAAGTCGCACATCATCGATCCGGCAATTCCGCTACACCATCGCATAACCATTGCAAAATTCACCCGCGACATGGAAGTCGAAAAGGCAATGATTGAAAAATGCGCCAAGGCAAACGAGTGGATAAAAAACGCAATCAAAACGTTCACTATTGAACACGATGCGTATGTGAGTTAATCATGCCCAGATACTCAGACGAACAATACAAAAGAGCTACCGCGCTACTCAAAGAGCGCGATAGCTTGATTGCTGATGTGGCTAGGCTAAGCGGCGTAATTGATGAGCTTACCAAGCTGCGAGAGACAACTAGGACACGTGCGCGGCGGCTTAAAAGCGCCGCTATTGCGCATGAAATTGGAGTCACACAGAGCTGGGTAGAGAAACTATCCGAAAAAAGAATTGTTAGGGCTGGATTAACAAATCTAAACAAACCTTAAATCACACTTACAATCATGTTCGATATTATGGGGTCATCAATAACGCGATGGGGCGATAAGATGAAAAAGTTTGAAAGTTTCTGCAAAAACATACACAAGACTGATGCGGGATATGTGCCGGATTTGCTGGATTTAGTTGCGCAAGGTTTTGGCGATTTGTGCATGGCTGCGTTTTTGGCTGACAAAATGACTGCTGATGTTGGTGTTTGGTACATGGAATCAAGCAATGAAGCAAAAAATCAAGTCTATGCACTTTGGGAAATTCAGTGCCAAGACGCAATAGACGCATACAATCAAACCATTGACGATGCGCGAGAGGCCGATTCGATGATGGATTACCTGCGCGATGATTCATGGGGGCGCAGTCTAGTCGACCCAGATTACAAATACGCCCGATTTAACCAAGCCGAAATAGACGCAGGTTACAGCGGCACGGGTCGGGAGTTCTGCTGATGGAACATAATCACATTCACAATGTAATTGCGTTTTTTGTGTTTTTCGCAGTATGCGCACTATTTGCATACATCACAAAGCCTAAAAAGAAATACATGTACGGCAACGCAAAGGCTGGCGACTGCCTGAAGCCTAAGGGGTAACGCTTAGCGCAAGTGCGCGCTGGGAGTAATTATTTAAAACTGACACTTAAACCGCGTCCTTTTTAATAACCTTGTTACATGTTGTAGCAGGTTTAATTTAACCAAGTGAGAGGTTTTAAAGATGGATATTGAACAATTAAAGCTAGTTATTGAAACAGTGAAATCAGTAAGTGGCGATGCGCAAACAGTTGCTATTACGTGGCTACTTCTGGACAAATTATTACCTGTTATTGCGTGGCTTATTGCCGGATTTGGTGCGTTTAAATTAACGGCAAGGCTTCTGCTAAATTTTAATAGCCATAAAGATATGTGCGATATACGCGACATGCTTGGAATTGGCGTACCCGGGCACCTTATGGATTGCGAACGAAACAAAATTCTTGCAAAAATAAGAGAGCTTGCAAAAAAGTAATTAACTGCTGCGCTCTCACAGGCAGCATGTAACGCCGTTATAAATTGCGGCTGGGCGAACCAACTAAGTGCGGAATTATATTTCCGTCAATTTCATAACTTTGTTAAATTTGGGATGCTTGCGATGACAAGAAGCAGAAAGTCAAAAGCCGAGAGAAAAAAAGACACTGTGAGATATATGAAAGAGAAAGTTAAACGGTGTGAAACATGTAAGCATTTATTCAATGGCGTGTGTTTAGAGAATGCAATTCTTAGACACAAAAACCAGATTGCATGTATTAACTACGTTGCAATTTAACGCCAAGTTCAGCCCGTGGCGGGGAGTAAGAATTTAATTGGCCTTTGGCGATTCCATCGGCTGCAACGACTTGTTATACGAAACCAACCGGAGTGATATTTATGAGTGATAAGAAACTTTTTGAAATAAAGCTGCTTAACTGCCCAATGTGCGGCAATAAGGCGAAAATACATTTTAATGACCTTAACCATAATATGTACGTTGCTAGATGCGACAGTGCGTTTACCTGCGGCCTGCGAGGCTCTGCATTTTTGAATGAAATAGATGCAGCAAATGCTTGGAATAAACGGGTTACTCCGCAAGTTGCGACCGTATAACGCCAAGTTCAGCCCGTTGCTGTATGAGGGTAGAGAATTGCGCGGTGTAAATTCCATCGCGCTGCAACGACTTGTTATGACATTTTAACGGAGTGAGATAATGGAAATTTTAGAAATTGTCGAAAAACTTATTGGTGAGATTGAACCGATAGGAGTTAGTGAAGTTGATGAAAAACGACTTTATAATTTATATGAGCTTATTGAATTGACAGATGACTTAATCGAAAGAATTAGGGTGGTTGCTAAAAACAAAACCAGACATGAAGATTCAATGAAAACCGCTGGCAATTGTGCCGATAAGTTTCTACAGCGTATAAAGCAAGAGTCATAACGCTGAGCGCAGCCGCGCGAAGCGTCGAGCACGGAACGTGCGGTGCTGGCGTGACTTGTTAAGTGATTACGATTAACTAACTTTAGGACTGACAAAATGAAATTTTCAATGAATGGTTTTCGCCACCAGTTAAGCCGCGATATAGCCGAGTTGCGCGACTTAGTTAAGGACGCAATAAAAATGGAGCTGCACGATAGCGAAGAGCTGGTTGATGCAATGAACAGAGTAATTACTCATAGCAATGTAGTGAACTGTGTGTACATCAAAGATGATCCAGATTTTACAGACATGAACGAAGTTGAGATTGAGCACCTTGAGTTAGATGATTGCACTAGCTAAAACACTTAACGCTTAGCGCAAATGCGCGCTGGGAGTAAGAATTTAAAACTGATATTTAAACCGCGTCATTTTGACGCTACTTGTTACATTTACAAAACATGAGGATTTACAAATGGATAACGAAAGCAAATTTTGGTTAGGAATTACAGGCATTATTTCTGCTGCAATTGTTTTAATTGTGATTACTGGATCGTTGTATTGGAACAATCAAAGCAAGATAATTGCCGAGATGGTAAAAAATGGCGCTTCACCAATTGCCGCTATGTGCGCAACACAAGACGACTACGGCAAAAACCCTACTTGCGTTGTTCTTGCTACAAAGGAAGCACAGGGCAAGTGAATGTAACGCCTAGCTCAACGGCGCGCATTTAATCAGTGATTATTTAGCCGATTTAAACCGCGTCCGTGTTGCAGCGTATTGTTATGTTTTGCTACGAAGGTACGTTTCTTTAAATGGTTTTAAATAAAGCTTGATTCCTTCAAATAGTTTGATATACTAACAACATACAAACACAAACGAGGGTTAAAAAATGTACAAATCTGGCGAAATATACGAAGTAATGGCTGACTTTGAAAAAGTTGCAAACGGAAGAATGGACAAAGAGCCAAAAGAGTTTTGGGTAAAAGGACAGTGGTATCAAAGTGGCGAAATAAATAAGTTGTTTGATATGTATTTGAAGGGTTACGCAGCCGGTAAATGCTACCAAAGAATGGCGGGGTTATTATGACCCCGAGCCAGCAAGCAAAAGATGCAGGCCTAAAAAGCCTGCTTCAAGTTCAGCAGCTAACAGGCCAGAGCGCGCAAACATTAACAAACTGGCACAGAGATAAGCCAGAGCTTTTTAAAATTGTGCTGCTTGGATGTGTAGCGAGCTTGAAAACATAACGCCGAGCACAACGGCGGCTTTTAACTGGTAATTTAAAACTGATATTTACAAACCGTCCGTTGATGTGACTTGTTATACGGGAACCAACTACATGGCAAGCAAGAGAGAAATAAACCTAAGCAACCAAGTTACATTTAGAAATGAAATGCTAGATGAACGAAAGGCAAGAATGGAACAGGCTGGCAAAATCATTCACGATATTCTTAGCAATTATGAATGTGGTGATGAAGTTGATAGGAAACTTGCTAAGGCGCTTGACTTGCTCGGTGGCCGAGTGGCCGTATAACGCCGAGTTGTGCGGCGCCGCTTGCGGCGTCCAGTGAGTGAAACGAACGATGTACCAACGACTTGTTACATGTTGTAGCAGGTTTAATTTAACCAAGTGAGAATAACACTATGTCAGATTGCCTAATTGAGATGCCGAAGTACCAATGCCATAAACAAGTATGGGCTTTAAAAATTGCCTCAGTGCAAGAAACTAGCACAGGCGGGATTATTTACCACGATGAGCCAGGCTTTGCTTATACGCACGTAGACCAGGCTTACATGGATAAACATAAACCGCAAGTTGGCGGCTATTACGTTTGCTACAAGGGCGGCTATAAATCATTTTCACCCGCTGCCGAATTTGAAGACGGATATACGCGCATTTAATTAACTGCTGCGCTCTAACAGGCAGCATGTAACGCCGAGATTTGCGGCGGCTGGGAGTAAGTGAACTGGGCGGCGATGTAAATTCCGTCCGCAACATTGACTTGTTACATTTACTTTTAACTACGGAGCACGCACAAAATGGACGATCAAGTGAAAATTGAAATATTTAAGCAAGAGTACGATGGCTGTGGTATTGCCGATATTGGGCGCGATATTTGGGAGGCGTTTGACCCTCGCTTTAACGAAAAGGCTAATGCGATTGTTGACGATGAGCACCACATACCAAAAGGCCACTTTATTTTAACGCTGGAATACGTGCCAGAGTGAATGTAACGCCGTTATAAGCGGCGCACGCGTTACAAATGATAAATACACGGACTTAGATTGCGTCCGATTTCATAACCTTGTTACAACAAACACAGAGGCACGATATGGATTTAGAGCAACAAATACTACAGGCTGCAAAGAATGGTTTGGCCGATGCTTTCAATAAAGAGTTAGTAGGTTACAACAAACCGCTTTCAATACTTACTCAAAAAGTAATTGAGAAAAATCAGGATGCGATTTTCTCATTGATTAATGATGAAGTTGTAAATCTTATTGGCGGCACCGAGTTCAAGCGAGCTTTGAAAGATGAGCTAAACCGCAAACTTGCACGAACATTAATTGAGCGTATGGGCGGTGAACTTGAATCACGGGTGAATGAACTCAAACAGAACCCAGAAACAAGAGCCAAAATAACTTTAGCGATTAGCTCAATTATTCGCGAGTTGTAACAGCGTAATATACGGCTCAAGCCGCTTTTCACGCAAACCACCACGTTAGTTTTCAAAGACTTACGCGAGTTTTGTGTAAAAAGCGGCGCAGGCCGTATATCTACAGTTTTATTTTGGAATCTCATCGTGTGCGCGCTCACAAGCAAGCCCAGCTATTCTTGACTTGTCAAAAGCTTCAGCGAGTTCAGCCTCTCTTTGTGTACAGCCGCTGAGCAATTTGGCAAGCACCACTGCGGAGGCATCGGCTGGCGCGCTAGAATTGGCAGGTCTGGCACACGCGGACAGCTTTTTGGCATAGGTTTCGGCTGTGTCGCGCAACTGGTCAATAGTATCACCAGCGGCAGCCAAATCAGTTTTGAGGCGGTCGAGCTGAATTTGCGCATCTTTGCTTACCTGATTGGAATTGTCCTGCATTTTGTGCTCGGTTTCGCGCACAGATTCGACGTGATTTAAATTGGTCTCAACGGTTTTTGTCTCGACAGAATCGCGCCCAGCATCGTAAATAAACCACGTGTAGGCACCTAACAAAACAACTGGCGCAATAATTTTTATCAGCGTAAGATACATTTTTCACCTCGCTCCCAAGAGTACACTTGCCCGCCTAGTGCGGGCTTTTTTATAGCCCGCGCACTGATAGGCCAGATACGGATAAGCCGGATACGGTTAGTCCGCGCACAGTTAGACCTCCTTGGGGAACTACTGATCCGCCACTTGTGACAATGTTCACGCTTCTCCAAATTCCATCGTCAGGATCGTGATCCCAGATGATTTGCGACCCTTCGTAAGTGCCAGAGTACGCCCCATCTACCGCTATCGCCCCTTTTGTTGGATCAAATGCTACTTGAGAGTCAACTTTCAAAGCAGGGCTGAAACCAGCAAGATAATTAAATTCACTAACGCTGGTCAAAATTACTGTTGTGTAGCCCGCTTTTGAATAGGTATCGGCGAACGGGTCAGTTGTGTCTACGCCGTCAGTAGCGGTTACTGTAACAGCCCCCAGTCTCGCGCCAACCTCGCCATGCGTTAGGGTGGGGGCGATGAATGTCCCGTTCTCGTCGTCAACAGCAGTAACGTCAGTAGCATCAGCAGAATACGTGCCATCGCTTACTGTTACGCCTGTGACAGTCAGGCTTCCGTCTATAGCATAGGTGCTTTCCTCTGACTCTATGAGCTGATCGATAGACGCTATTGAGGCAACTCCGGTCTCATAATCGGAAAAGCTGGCCATCGCATACAAAGTTACAGCGGCGCCAGTCTCAAATCCGTAGTCCCACTGGCCACTAGAATTCAAATCAGTAAAAAAGCTCTCATCAAATGCGCTAGCCGTGACTGCGGGGTTATATGACGATCCTCTCGCTCTAAAATCGTATCTAGTTGTCGCTGTTGATTTGTCCACACCAAAAAACGCCAGTCTTTTCCCTGTAAAATCCGTAGCACCAGAGCGCCACGTTGAATCGGCAGTGTAGGCAGTTGATGACAGCCATGAACCCCACGCCGCATCACCAGTTGTGTACCCAATAACCGTAGGTGTTCCGTTAGTGTTTATTTTTACGTTTTTTGACGCATCCAGCTGCATCAATTGCTGGCCTGTCGGGTTATTTGCAAAAGTCGTACTTTGCGCCTGCGGGCACCATCTAACGCCAGTGCTGATAATGGTCGAGCTTTCCGGACAACTCGAAACGGTTCTAGTTGTTAGAATTCCTGATGTAGATGCTATTGTCGGGCGAGTACCGTCAATATCAAAAAACACCCACGTCGAATCTAAAGCACAAACAACTCTAAATTCGATATCCGCCGACTCTCTGTAAAACGAGATTTGTTTAGACGCTGAAGGGAATGGGACAAAATAGAATCCGAGGTTGCTGGGTGAAAAATCAATTTGAAATTCGTTATTTGTTTTTCCTGTCGTCCTAATCCCCGCCCAGCGATTTGAGGACGATAGATTGACGACTTTAATCAACAATCCAGACGCATCATCCGGTAGTGCAGTTAATTGTGCGCCTGTGTCGATAGTTGCCCACGATCCAGAACCGTCCGTGGTGCCAGAATTGGTTATACCGGTAACCACCTGCTGATCATACGATTTTACGCCCATGCTGGTGCGCTCCCCAATCCCAATCCGGTAGAATTAATAACGTCGCCGCTTGAATCAGTTAGGAATAAATACGCCTGCTCACCTGCAGGTATTTCACCAAAATTCAAACGTATGTTCGCTGATGCTGGTGCCCATGAGTCAACCCCACAGGCTGCTGAAATTGTTGCAGACGCAAGAGTCGCAGAATTAGCAACAAATGCACCAGCCAGATCGTAGTCGAGCACAGCGTCTTTTACTCGCGCCCTAATCAATGATGGGTTTGTGCTGCCGCCCCAGTCGTAACCGAACAATATTACAGCTAGTTGTTTATCAATCTGCGACAGATCGAACCCCTGAGTGTTTGGGTGTGTAATCTCAACAAAAGACGAATTCCTATATGTTTTTGTAACAAACTCTGAGCCGCTATAATCAACGTAGTATCGCCAGTTTTCCCACTGATTGCTTTCCGGCGAAATATTACCGTTTGATCGGTAATCCTCCAAAAAATCGGGATTCTCTCTAAATTTTAAAGCGAACTGCCCTGCCGAGGTTGTAATAAAGTCAAGCCCTACAACTCCTGATGCTGACGGGAATGCACTATTGTTTGTTGATGCTCGAATGGGTTTGTTTGCGTTCGGAATAGTGTAAACGACACCATTCATTGTCACCGATCCGCCGCTAGTGACGCCGGTAAATGTTGCACCGGTTGTGCCGTTAAAATTGTCATTTGAGCTGTAAGAGCTGTCCACAGTGAACATTAAAACTTTGCTTACTGTATTGATAGCTATCAGCCTGCCGGTGAAAGCACCGCCACCTGATTTTGTTCCAGTAATCTGCTCACCGTAGGCGAATGTTGCTGTGTCGCTCGGAATTAATGCGGTGTCATTAGTAAATGCACCGTATGACGCAAGCCGCATGTCCTTCAGGTCTGCCATATGACGTGTGGAGCAAGAAAAGAACATTTTAGCGGTCGTTCTCGCATCGGGTGATGCTGCTGCCGCTACGCCAAATGGCTGGCCAATGAACTGGGAATCGCTGCGAGACTCATACGCAAACCCGCCCCGCCCAGCTTTAGTAGATCCCCTCACAACGTATCCGTCACAAATTCTAAACGCGGTTGACTGTATCGACTGTCCGTCGCCTATCGGCTCATTATCGGGCATGTTCGCCTCGGCTATAGCCTGCTCTACGCCGTCAATCCATCGCCGATTTCCGGCAATGAAAATTTTAGTTTTTTGGTTTGTTCTTGAGCCGAAATTATATGTTCCGTCAGTAGTGACAGTAATAATTCCAAGCTGTGCTGGAGTTCCAGTGTATGCGAGCGGCTCAGACGGAATTGGCTTGTCACCATTCGGCCACTGTGACGAAAACGATCCATCGTAGTTTTGATAAAATGTAACTGTTCCGCGACTCATCACTCGCCCCCATAGTAATTTAATATATCGCCAGTGCGCATCATTTCGGCATTACGTGCGAATCGGTTCGGTGCCTGTTTTGCGGCTTTGCTGTCGAGTATTTCGGCAGCGGCCTTTTTGTAATCTTGCTGCTCTATAGCACCCCACATTTTTCGGAACTTGCGCAGCCCAGCAAAGCCTAATTGATACGCCCTGCGGATTTTTACTGCTTGGCGAGCATCGTTT